TAATAGAATTAATGTTAATTATTTAAGAACAGCTGGTGCAAATGGAAATGGTGGTAGTACATTTACACCATCATCACAATTAAGTGTTGGTGGAACTAATCAAACACTAACTGTAACAACAGTTGCTAATTCAACTGGTGGTGCAGCAAGAGAATCAATTGCTTCTATTAAAACACAAGCACCTTTAATGTTTGCATCACAACAAAGATTAGTAACTGCAAATGATTATAGAACACAAATACTAAACAAATATTCAACAACAATTCAAGATGTAAATGCCTATGGTGGTGAAGAGGCAACACCTGCAAAATATGGTGTTGTGTATGTAGCACTAAAATTCTTTGATGATATAAGTGCGTCAACACAGGAAACAATTAAAACAGATATTATACAAGATCTAACAAGTGCATTATCAATATTATCTGTGAGTACTGAATTTGTTACACCTACAACAACATTCCTGGAATTGGATACAGTATATAATTTAAATCCAGCATTAACAAGTTCAACAAGTTCAGCAATAGAAAATAATATAACAAATACAATTAATACCTTTGCTACTGATAATTTAAAATTATTTGATAAAACATTCAGAAGGTCAAATCTTTTAACTAGTATTGATGCTCTTGATGATGCAATTTTAAATAGTAGAATGACAATTAGGTTACAACAAAGATTTACACCAACACTAGCAACATCTAAAAATTATACATTAACATTCCCAGTTGCACTTGCAGAGGCAGATGATGTAAATCATATTATAGGTTCAACTGCACTTACTGTACAAGGTAGTACTGTTACAATTAAAAATAAATTAAATTCAACAACACTACAATTAATGACAAGTTCTGGAACAGTAATAGTTGATAATGTTGGAAATTATAATCCTGTGACTGGTATTGTAGACATTCAAGGATTAAATCCAACTGCATTTAATGGCGATGAGGTAAAATTATTTGTAACACCAGCAAATCAAAGCACGGTAAGGCCTTTATTAAATTATGTTTTGGATATTGATGCCACAAGGTCTACTGTCACAACAGTTATTGATAGAGAAACAACTAGTGTGGTATTATAATGGCAGTTAAGCTACAGGATTTAAATAGAAGGCCTATACCTTTACAAAGAAGCAAAATTAAGGAAATTTTACCTGAATATTTTGTAGCTGAGTATCCTACCTTTATAACCTTTTTAGAAAAATATTATGAATTTCTAGATTCTGATGGTACATATGCCTTTGATACAGAAATACAAAAATTATTTTCTACAAGAGATATTGACCAAACACCTGAAACTTTACTTGATATACTAGGTAATGAATTTAGTCAAAGTATTTCAACTGTTGGTAATTTTTCTGACCCACGATATTCAATAAGAAGATTTGGTGAGTTGTATAGAGCAAAAGGAACACCTGTTGCTGCTGACCAATTTTTTCGTTCTTTTTTTAATGTTGAACCTACTATTGAATATCCAAAAGAAAAACTATTTACTGTTGGTTCATCTGCAATTGGATTTCAAGATGAACAGGTAATACAGGACCATGCAAGAAATCAAATATATTCTATACTATATAAAGTTCCATTGGGGTTACAGACTTGGTCGGATTTATATAAAAAATTTGTGCACCCTGCAGGATATTTTTTTAGTGTTGATGTTCAAATAGAAGAAAATGTAGATTTGGCTTTAAGAACAATGCCTCAAGTATTTCTTGATTCGGCGTCAGGTACATTAGCAGTAGTTGCAGAAGGTACAACCGGGTTTGATGCATCATTCGAACAATTTACAACATTACAAACTGATGAACTTACCGGAGTTGTATTTAGAAATAATCCTGAAGAGACTATTGAAAAATATCAAGACCTTACTATGGATTCTCTTGATGATATATATGATAATATTAGGCAAATGCTTACACCTAACTCATTTAAATTTGATGATAGTAATGCCACTGCAGATTCAGCGGCTCCAGACTTCTCAATAACATTTGAAACATTTGACCAAGAAATGTTTGATAGTTATGGAAAAGCCTACTAGAAATGATATAAATAAAACAAAATAAGAGAGATTTTTTATGGCAAGACAAGTAATAAGTACAGGTTCAAGTGCAAATGACGGAACAGGAGATACTCTTCGTTCAGGTGCCGTCAAGATAAATGCCAACTTTGCAGAACTATATACATTCCTGGGTGCAAATGATAGTAATTTATCTGCACAAGTTACAATTGAAGATTCAGCAATTGTTTTTGAAGGTTCAGCAACAGATGATTTTGAAACAAGATTAACTGCAATAAATCCTACTGCAGACAGACAAATATTTTTACCAAATGCAGGAGGTACCGTTGTTCTTGATGTTGCATCTCAAACTCTCACAAATAAAACACTGACAGCACCAGTTATTTCATCTATATCAAATACCGGTACAATTACATTACCTACATCAACAGATACACTTGTAGGTAGAGCAACAACAGATACTCTTACAAATAAAACACTTACTGCACCAACAGTAACAGGTTTACCAAAAATATCCAAAGGGTTTGCACTTGCTGATTCTGCAGGAGATGAAGTAGTTGTATTTGATTTAACAACTGCTGGTACTGCAGTTAATGAAGTAAAAATTGCAAATGCAGTTACAACTGCTTCACCAGTTATATCTGCAACAGGTGGTGATACAAATGTAAGTTTAAATTTAACAGGTAAAGGAACAGGTGCTGTACTACTTGAAAGAACAGCATATAATTCATCAACAATTACAGCCGATGGGGCTGCTTCTGCTGCTCATTCATTTATAATATGTAACAAAGGTTCTGCACTTGCAGTTTCCCTTGCAGATGGGTCAGTTGTAGGAGAATTCAAAATATTTACGAATAAAGGAGCAGGAGTTGCTACAGTTACACCTGCTAATTTTGCAGCTGGTACATCTTTTGCATTAGCACAAAATGAAGGTGCACAATGTGTATGGGACGGTGCAAATTGGTTCCTCGTTGGTAACCAGAGTGTAACAACAGTAGCTTAATAGGAATAAAAAATGGCAGTTATAACAAACGATTTTAAAAGAATGGCATTAAGGAAATTGTTCGATGATGCCTCTGATAATACAAATAGACACTATATTGGTATTGGTAAAAGTGAACCATGGAACGATGCAGAAACTACACCAACACCAACGGGGTCAATAAGAGATGATAGATTAGCAAGGCAAGGTTTACAGTCCATAAAAACTGCTTCTTCATTATCATTTGTCGTAAGTCGTTATAACTGGACATCTGGAACAATATATAATGCTTGGGACGATAATGATTTAACAATAGGAGAAAATCCTTATTATATTATAACAGAGGATAATAGGGTTTATGTATGTGTACAGGAAGCAAGAAATGCTAGTGGTACACAAACTGCATCAACAGTTAAACCAACTCATACAGATGCTTTAAAAGCAGTTAAATTATCAGATGGTTATAAATGGAAATACCTATATACAGTTTTAACAACAGATGCAACAAACTTTTTATCATCAAATTTTGTTCCAGCGCGTCTTGCAGATTCATCAGAAACTGGTACAGGTGCAGAACAATATGCAGTACAAAATGCAGCTGTTAGAGGACAAATTTTAGGTGTAAAGGTTACAAATGGTGGTGCAGGATATTCTTCTGCTCCAACAGTTACAATTGAAGGTGATGGAACTGGTGCAACTGCAACTGCCCATGTTACTGGTGGTGTAGTTACTCATATATTCTTGGATTCAGATGCTGATAGTGCCATGGCAATGGGCCGAGGATATAATTTTGCAGGTGTTAAATTCTCTGGTGGTTCACCAACAACAGCAGCAACTGCAAGAGCAGTTATTGGTGATATATATGCTGCTGGACTTGGTGCCGACCCTAGAAATGATTTAAGGTCAACATCACTTATGTTCAATGCAAGACCAGATGGTATTGAAACAGGTACTTTCTTTGTTGGTCAAGATTTCAGACAAGTTATACTTATTCAAGACCCAGTTGATTCAAGTGGTTCAGCAATAACAGGAACAGCTGCTAATGCAAGTAAATACCTTGTTGCTGATGATGCTGCTGAAGCAGGTGGATTTGCACTTGATACCACAATAACAGGTGGTTCATCTGGTGCTAAGGCATTATTTGTATCAAATGCTGCTGATAAAATTTATGTAGTACAAAATGATTCAACAGGGTTTGGAACATTTACAACAGGTGAAACAATTTCAGGTACTGCATCAGGTGGTGGTACACAAAATGCCACACTTTCAAGTGGTAGATTAAATTATGAAAGTGTCTATCAACCAAACGGTAAAATACTTTATATAGATAATAGGGCTGCTGTTGTTAGAGATAGTGCTCAAACAGAAGATATAAAAGTTGTAATTACAATATAGGATAAATCATGCCGAATACATTTAACAATACAACATTTTCTACAACCTACCATGATGATTTCAGAGATAGTGATAATTTTCATCAGATATTATTTAATGATGGTAAAACGTTACAAGCCCGTGAATTAACACAATCACAAACTCTTATTAATGAGGATATCAGAAGATTTGCAGACAATATCTATAAGGAAGGTGCTGTAATAAAACCTGGTGGAATTACCGTTAATGATGAATATGAATTTGTTAAATTAAATACAGACACGGCATCTGGTGGTGGTGCAACTCCAACCTCAAGTTATTTAAATGCCACACTTACAGGTGCAACATCAGGTATTGTTGCAAAGGTAGTTGAAGTTGTAGATGCAACCGGTTCGGATCCTGCTACTTTGTATGTTGGATATACAGATTTAAATGGTGGTTCACAATTAAGGTTTACTCCTGGTGAAACATTAAACATTTCAGGATTAGATGATGTAGTTGTTCAAACCACAAATACAAGTGCAAATCCTGCAGTAGGTCCTGGTACACAAGCAAATATTGACGACGGTGTATATTATGTAAAAGGCCATTTTGTATTCTGCCCTAAACAATCCTTTATTGTTGACAAATATAATCGTGATGCAGATGACGGTTTGGTTCTTAAAATAATTGAAGATGTTATTACAGTTTCAGATGATACAGGATTATATGATAATTCAGGTGGTACTCCAAACTTAAGTGCACCAGGTGCTGACAGATATAGAATTCGTTTGGTACTTGATGTATTATCAAATATGGATTCAGATACAAACTTTATACAAATTGCAAATATATTTGATGGTTCAGTTACAAATATTATTGATGAAAATGATGCATATAATATCCCTGATGAAATGGTTTCAAGAAGAATTAAGGAAAATTCAGGTGATTATCTAATTGACCCATATTCACTAAAATTTGAATTGGATTCAGCTAATACATCTGCTAATCTAGATGTAGTACTAGGTGAAGGTATTGCTGTTATACAAGGTCATAGAGTTACAAACCAATTTAATCAGACATTTAATATACCAAGAGCACAGGATACAGAAACAGAAACAGGTGAACAAGTTGCAACAAGTTTTGGTAACTTTGTTAAAGTGTCAACCGGGCAATCTCCAGATTCAGGTGATATTCTAGGGCTACCTAACATTAATACATTCCAAGAATTTAATTTATATACTGCCGCTGATTTAGGTGGAGGACAGGCCGGTAAGGCAAGAATTAGAGCAGTAACAGAAAATGGTGCCATAGGTTATAAATTCCATTTATTTGATATTGATCTAGATCCAGGTGTAAACTTTAGAAACATTAAGAGTTTAGGTGATAGTGCTACTGGTAAACATTTTAATATTGTACAAGAAAATAGTGTTTCTGTTCTTTATGAAACAAATAAAAATCATCTATTATTCCCAACACCATATATTAGACCAAACAATTTTGCAAATATATCACTAACATATCAACAATACTTTACTGGAACAACTGATGGTGCTGGTGCATTAACAATTAATGTTACAGATACATCTAATGAAACATTTGCAAATACAGGTGATTGGGTAGTTGTTAGAGTTGCAGGTGGCCCTGATACATCCTTTACAAT